GAATATAGCAATAACTCAAGCATAATGGCATTACCAACAAAAGCGAATGTTCAAACTTTAGATTATGTAAGTGTTAATACTGGACCGTTTGTAAAAGTTGCAGCTAAAGGTACTGAAACTGAAGGGATAAGTATTAATGGTTTAATCTTTGTTTTATCAGCAGGGGCAGCAGCTTCAGGTACTAATGTCTTTGTTAATATTTCTGGAACGTGGAAAGAAGCTGACAGCGTTCATGTCAATGTAGGTGGAACTTGGAAAAATATGAGTGCAGTCAAGGTAAACGTAGGTGGAACTTGGAAATCAGTTTAGTATTATATTAATTAAAAATTAAAACTCATGGCCGAACGTACTGCGGAAGAAGTTGCACAGATTTTTTCTGCTGCTGGTGATTCCGTCACCCTTATAAATTCTATTGCTGCTCAATCAACAATTACTGATGATGACAAAGCAACCCTCAAAAGGAATGTTGATCATCTAGAAATCATCAAAGCTTATAAGAAGGAAGATGGCACAACCTCTATCTGGACATCCGAATCTTTTACAGATATTGATGCAGCAGTTACACTTGGGAAGTCTAAATATTAATTATGGCCTTATCTCCTGAATCAGTGCAGAAACAATCTCTTCAATGGCAGGAAGAACTAAAAGTTCAAAGAGATCGCCTAAATCAAGCTCAAGCTGTAGCTTCAGATGCGAGCCAAAAGATCGCAATGATTGAAGGCGGTTTACAGTTTGCTAATTCTTTAGCTCCTGTTGAGCCTGAAGCTGAAGTTGAAGGTGCAGTAACGATTGAAGAGGAAGTAGAGCAGCCAAGCTCATAAAAACGATTAGGCTAGTGTGAGTAATAGCTTTTAATACAGCTTCTTTTACCATGCAAAAAATTCTCAACATCATCAGTGTAGTATCGTTCCTACTTGTAGCGGCTATCACTGGTGGTGGAGTCTTTGGTTATTTATGGATAACAAATGAAGATAATCAAAAAATGCTTCAAGATAAAGCAATGGAAAAGGTAATGGGTTCAATGAAATTACCTGGGCTATCTGGACCTGCCTTACCTACTGGAGCGTTAAGTCCTGCACAGCAAGAGAACGAAGAGAAAAAAGCATTTGGTTTGCCTAAGTTTTGATCCCTGAGATTGGTGTAGATCCAATTGGGGTTACACCTATTAATACTTATGTGATTAATGTTCCTGTTGTTAATCCTCCCAACGTACCAATCAATATTCCTATAGGTTTTCCAGTTATTGAAATGCCTTGTGTGAAAGCAAGGCGAAGTATTGAAAATGATGCTCTCATTGAGAACGATCCAGATCATAATTTGATTTTGTGTCCTGCTCCGACACCAAGTTATGAGCCGATGAATTTTGAACCGATGAGGTTCGTACCTATAGAAGATGGAGAAGAACAACGACACGAAGAGCCAGAAATCCCTCCAGCACCAGAAGTGCCGAGAGAACAACCAGATACCTGCCCTCCTGATGGTGCGCCTGAAGTTGGGACAAAAGTAGAAGAAGGAACTAGACAAATTATTAGGTATGAATTGGTAGGAAACCGTTGTGTAACTAGATATAAAAAATTAAATGTTCAACAGCAGATAATTGATGCTATCCCCACAGTTCCAGCAGTGGTGAAAACTGGCTCGATAACCCTTGTGGCTACTACTGCTGCACTATCTACACCAATATTATTGAAGGCTGTTAAACCGATTATTAAGCAGGTAGTAAACAAGGTGAAGAAGGCTTTAGGTAAGAAAATAAAACGACCAAACTTATCTGAAAGAATTACAAATGCTTACAGAGAGAAGAAAGGTTTGCCACCGTTAAAAAATAAAGTAAAATAAAATCACCCCTACATCCGCAAAGTGACGGGTTGACCTTAATTGGAATAGAGCGTGTATTTAGTTTTGGCTAAATGCCGTAGGGGTTAATTATTTAGAGTCAGGTTGAGATATAAGGTGTCGGTGCGGTAAAACTTGACCCATTTTAGGTTTAACTACAACATCTTCACATAGATGGAAGTAAGGGGAATCGGCAGCAAACTCAATTCCACTTAACTTTAATTTTCCACATTCTCTCAAACGTGCTATGTGCCAGTCTAATTTTTTATTATCAATTAGTTGCTGTTGATGTTCGCCTTGTAGTTTTGCATTTTTCAAACAACGCTCTTGAAATCTTTTATCTAATGGCACAGAAAAAGTTATACTTGCTCCGAGATTAAGTGAGAAATTATCTTTCTGTCCTGTACGTGTTCTTTGGTGAAATAAAAGTTCCCCTTCATCGCTGTAGACTGGAGAGTCATACCAGTATTCTCTTGGTTTAGAGAATGAATGTGAGTCGGTAATGAATGGAGAAAATGTTACCATTGGTCCTTGACAAACAACTCCTCCTCCGTACTGATTCTGAACGAGGTTTCCATTTAATTGCTGTATGGCCATATTGGTCAAGCTCGCTGACGTATTGGCAATTGGAGAGGCAGTCTGACTTACATTTGCTAATGCACTTTGCCCACTAAATAATATTACTGCGAGAAGACTGAGGTTGTTTCGGTAACACTTTCTAAGACTGTTGTTCGGTTGATTGTTGTCATGTTGGACAGGCCAGGGGCAACGTAACTTTCTACGTATTGAAAAGCTTGACCTGGATTGACAATCGTGACGTTTGGCTTGTTGGTTAAATCTGCACCTGTCCATGTATAACTTACTCCGTTAATTGTTTGGACTGTTTCGGAGGGCGGCGGTGCAAGGGTCGCACCATCAATAGCAATATTCGTTCCATTAATCGAATAAGTGTGCCCAGTGTTGAAATCAGTAGAGACGATAGTTTCAGTAACATTTTGTGTGGTGCGTGTGACTGCTGACATCGTACCAGAGGAAAAGTTGGGAACGACTGGCACAGCTAGGACTTGAGGGGTATTTAATATTAATAATAGCGGCAGATAGCGTTTCATCTATCTATTAGGATCCATAAAATGCAGCCATAAAAAGAAATGAAAAACAGCGACAAAGATTAAGCCAAAGAAGGCAACAATAAAAGGAATGTGCATTACTTCACCGTCAGACTTGTTACTACAGAGCCAATGGCGGATGTGTTTGCGCCTCCAGCCGTAATTTCGATAACTCCAGCACTTGTAATTGTTCCAGCTAAATCACCAGCAACACCTCCTGACATCGTTAAAACTTCACCGTAAGCTGGCATATCAGCCACCACACCTGAAGTCACATCAACACCTGAGCCTATTGCATTTACAGCATCACCTTGATTCCAGCTTTCTGAGAAAGAAAAAGCAGCACCAGCAGTATTTACGTCATACGCTCCGACATCAAGTGTTGCTGCTGCTGTAGCAGTACCAGCAGTTAATTTGCCGAAATGAGCATCGTCAGCAACCTTAATATTGGAACCTGATACTGCATAAGTACTACCTATACGGTTGGAGTCTGTGTAGGCTCCATTAACTGTCAGTTGAGTTGAAGTTGTGATGTTATGCGTCATGTCTGCACTAGCAGGAGACGCTAAAAGGAGTAGCAAGAATAGCTTTTTCATAAATAAGCCTTACTGATTTGTGCTAATAATCCTAATACTGCCAGACCTGCACTAACAACTGCGGCAGCCTGGAATACCCTTTTTTCTAATTGTCTAACCCTATCTTCTAAATCTCCTATCTTTTCTTCTGCTCTTTTGAGCTTCATTTCTGTGCAGACAATACGAGTTTCTTGTCTTGCATCTATAGAAAGATCTTCTCCCATCATGTCAACCTCCCATCAGGGCCGATTTCTTTACCAGTAATAGGATCTGTTTTTACAACTTCTGCACCATTAATTTGGATTGGAGTTAGGACTCGAATTGTTTGATAGTTTCCACCACCTCCTTCAGCCATCATTGTTTGCATTTCTTTTTTAGTCATTGGCTTGTCTTCTGGAGGAACTTCAAACGTGCCATCACCTTTCTTCTTCGCTGACTTCTCTAAACCAAAACTTGCTAAAGAAGAGGCCAGGAGCGAAGCTGGAAATGTAATATCCTGCTTTTCTCCACTTGTTAGACCAGGGATCTTAGGTAAGTAGTTTAAAGTTACAAGACTGCCACTCCAAAAAACTACCAAAAGCCTGACTGCAACTGAGATGTATTCAAATTGCTCGTCACGATCAGGAACTTTATCTTTAAGTTTTTCGAGTAAATTTTTCTTTTCTGGCTTGGGTTCAGGCATAGAAAAATAAAAACAATAGTCTAAGATTACACATAAAAGGTTAAAAATGCCTCAAGAACTACTCGCAGCCTTGATCGGGGCAGCTATTTCTGGAGCGTTAATGGTCTTAGCGAACCAAACAAATAAAAGGCAACGAGATATACGTGAAATTTTCCATCGTTTAAACGCCATTGATAAGGAGATTGCTACGTTAAGTGCAACACGCGACCCAAATGGATGGAGGAAAAGATAGCGATGGCTAAGGCCAGAATTAAAGAACTAGAATTATTGATAAAACATTGGGAAAAACAAAACCCCCTAAAGTCCTCTACAACTTAAGGGGGTAATGTCTATAACTAATGCTGATGTTTGATACTTAAGCTTGCATCCTCCGAGTAGTAGTGTGCTATTTAATTTTAGCTGGATTTATTTTGCTCTTCAATAGGCAAGTGCTCTCATAAGCTCTTTCAATTTGTCTTCTTTTTTCTAAGCAGTGTGAACAAAAACATATAATCGTTTTTGACTCCATAATCCTGCTAACTTAGTGAGTGGCAAAGACAACAAAACCTCCCAATAAAATGCACTTCTAGGGAGGTTCTGTCTGGTGTATGGGGATCACCAAGCCAAATGTAGCGGTTATATATAAGATTGTGAAGAGTGAGTCTAATTATGCGAAAACTAGCTAAGCCTTTCTTACCTATTCTTTATGCTTTTTTGCGTAGTGATGCAGGTAAAAAACTGTTACTTAACCTGTTGAAAGCAGCGTCAAAACAGACTACAAATACACTTGATGATCAAGCTGTAAATTTCTTACAGTCAAGGTTATATCCTAATTCAACTACTACATTGCAATGAGTGATTACGATCCAAAATGGTTAGAAGAAGACAGACAGAGAATGTTAAATATGGAGCGTTGGTACGTTCTTGATGGTCGTCACTTACCTGACAATCCTTTACATGGTGTTTACACTGGATTAGCAGCAAAAGGTAAAGAATTAGATGGAGAACTTGGATGAGCAATTTGTTCTATTAGATCAACTAATGGAACCTCCTACTGTTGAACAAGAACTAGAGCTAGAGAAAAAGATCTTATGGTTTACAGAAGGAGCATCTAAAGAACAACTTATAAGACATTGCGAATCAGTAGAAAGACAGTATTTTCATCAATCACAATTTATTGCTAATTGCTTAAAGGAAATAGCAAGATGTAAAGCAAAAATTGCTTGTTTAGAGAATCCTGTAAGACAACCTACGTTTAAAAACTTTCTTAGAAAACTATTTGACCTGTAAAGGTACATACCTAGTGTTTCTTCCTTTCCATTTTACTTCGCCTGTTTTTATAACAACTTCTGGGTATTGAAGTGAATACCAACGGTGTTCACAAACAGGACACCATCTACGTCTAATAGTGACCCCTTCTTTATCACGTTTAGTGCATACAACTCTAGTTCTAAGTTGACCGCACTTAGGGCAAGGACAATAAGTTTGATTCATTATGATTTTTTGTCCTTGTTTTTAATACGATTTAATTTTCTTAAATCTGTTTTAGCTGCTCCATCTGCTTCTAAATCTGCTACTTTTTTTGTCAACTTACTAAGAAGTTCTAACAAATCCGCTTGATAATAAAGATCATTGCATTGATTTTCATATTCTTTCTTTGTTAAAGAAAGCAATATTTTCGCATGGGGTAATTTGAGATGGAGTAAATGTCTAGGTTTTATTGTCATCACTTAAGGAGCTGGAACGAGTATGTGTTGTGCGTGTTCTGACCGTCTTCCATCAGGCCACCGAACACCGTAGTAATAACAAATACGATCTCTTTTGTTGTATTTTTCTATGACTTTAATAATCGTTCCAACAGCAGAGCCAGTCTTCAAAAAAACTCCTGTGTTGCTTTTCTTGTTGACCTGATCATTTAGTTTGAATTTTGGTGAGGGCATTTTTTTGTAAATAAATTTGTACGAGTTTCTTTTTGCTGTAATGAGCAGTTGTATCAGCTAATGCTCTAAGTTTTCTAGATGGAAGTGTTTCGAGAAATCTTGCAAATCCTTCGTTTGGTTTTGGACTTCTATAAACAAAACCTGAGCCAAGCCAGTTTAAGATTCCCATCAAATAAGTTGTTTATCTTTCCAACACCTACTATCACTCAGAACATCTGCAATGGCTACTAAAGCCATTTCATCCTGACTAGCGAATGAAACATAAAGTTGATCTTCTTTAGGCCAACCCACATTCATTGCA